TTTTACAGAAGCCTCATACCATTGTTTTGTTTTCATTTTTTTCATATCTTCTTTTCTTTTAATTATTATACTGCAAATATATACTAAAGTTTTGTACTTTCCAAATTATTTTGGGATTTTATTAATCTGCTTCTCTATTCCTCTAATACGTATCTTATAATACCACTTAATAAAGAAGCAAGATGTTTGATGCTTCTCAAATTCTTTTCTCCAAATCACACACAGGCAACTAAGGTAACTTAACTGCATCGTACGAGCTAATGTAGTTTGAGTTTTTCCGCCACCTCTATTAATACCGTAAAGAGTGATGTTATCTAGTAGAGTATCACATCTTTTTTCTATTTCTTTGATTTCTTTTTCTTTTTTCATATCTTTTATTTTAAACAAAAACCACCCCTTAAACCTTCTTTCCAATTGTCCTTTAACGGACGACTACTATTTGAAAACTTTCTTCTTTCAAACAACTTTTTTAACCACTTCATATCTCTTTTGTTTTAATTAGTTCTTTTTACGAATTCTTTAAATGAGCCTCTAGGTATAAATTTCAATTGGTATAACATCGCAAAACATTTGCTACTTTGAACGAACAAACCACCTATTGAAACACAAGCGCAAAGCGTAGGATATTCATATCCATAATCCTCTGTATTAACAGTTTGAAAAAGACTAATGCTATTGTATCCATAATTAATAGTATACATAGGTTCATTATCACAAGTTGTCTTTTTTAATATATAATCATAAATACCATCAGTCACACGATAAATACCATTACTCAAATTAACCAAATCTCTTCTTTTCATATTTTCTTCATATTACTTTTTAATTCTACCACATCTTTCACACTTATACATAACTATACCAACAGATGCAAACACAGCCCCTATACGATTGTATCTATGAACACAAAACATCTTTTTAAAAAAACTTTTAATAAATAACAAAAAATCTCCCATCATATCTTCTTACTTTAATATATCTACTAGGAACTTGTAAAACTCTTCTGGTTGTTCTTGGAACGGTTTGTTGTAGTCATAATATATCTGTTCCTCTGTTCTGTTTTTCCACACAAGTATAGTTGTTCCAAAAGCTTTTTTGGTGTGCATTTCCAAATAGGGATCATTAGGTTTTGTTTTTATGGCTAATATTATATGTTCTAAGTGTATGTCTGAACCTAATATGGAGTCTGAACTGAAACGACTTTTTAATACAATTTTCACTCTACCATCTTTTAATCTAAAACTAGCACACTTGTTGTCACTCTCTAGTACTTCAGTTACTTCGTTCGCAAGCAACACTTTACAACCTTCTTTCAACTCCTGCAACTCAGGAACTAATTCTCTTATTAACTCTTCTGCTTTCTTTTTCATATCTTTATATTTAATTACATTTACAAACATAAGAAACATTTCCCAATAAAACAAGAAATCCCCAACATTTCTGCTGAGGATTGGTTTATTTATAATGATTCTACTTTGCAAAATACTCATCTAATATCTCATTAGCTCGAATACCAGACATTCCTACGGTTTTTTCATCAGTAAGTCTTTTTTCGTTAATAAAAGAACACATCTCTTTATAAACGGTAGGGCGTACTTCTATTTTAGGCTCGTTTGGATTTCCAGCACATGTACCTTCCTGAGATTTAATAATATCCAACGTTTCAGTAATTATATCCTTTGGAGGTTCTTCCTTTGCAGTTTCAGCTTGTTTTGCAGCTTCAGATAGATTATATTCATCCTCTAATTTCTTGGCTTCAGTTTGCGCTATTTTTAATTTCTCTGCATCAGAAAGCGTATTAGTGTTTTTAGGTTCAGTCTTAATCTCGATATAGGGATGATAAGAAAGAATTTTAGATACACAAAACAAAAAGCCTTTATCTTTAATTATCCCCTGATTATTGGCTATAACATAATCATCATCACCAAAGACACGAGACACTTTAGCTATACAGGGTTTTTTCGTAGCTTTACCTTTTTCTGGAAGCTTTTTTAGCCCCATAAATTTTAATACTTCTTTTAATTCCATTCTACTCTATATTAGTTACTGTTTGAATTTCTAATTCTTTTTCTGCCTCTTCCCTCATTCTATCTACTTCATCTGGAGTGGCATATTCATTTATTTCCTGAGCAGTTCTAGCACTTATTGCACCTGACTGCCTTAGGAACATTATCTTTTGAGCCATTTCCATAGTGTTTAAAGGAACATAAATATCAATCTCAGATATTACATTAAGTTGCTTCATTTTAGTTGATATTGCGTACTCCATACCCATAGCCTCCATTGTGATAGATTCTATCTGATTAAGGAAATCATAATACAAAGGAGCTTTATCTTTAGCGTATTGAATTGCTGGGTTATAATAATTTCTTATAGCTGCACCAGTAATATCGCCACCTTTAAATTGTTCAGGATCTATAACTACAGTTCCAGTAAGGGTAAATAGTTCTTTTTTGTAAGTATCAAACTCAAACTTAAAACCACCACTTACTTCTTTTTGTGTTAACATACTAGCATTTGACCCCTCTGCCCCAATCATGGTTTTACCTTGTCTGTTTTTTGGCGGTAATACTTCTATATCTCCAGTTAAAAACATTATACCAAAAGCAAAATAAGCATTAGCCTCTCTATGATCCGATAAAGCACGTTCAATAGTATCAATAAGCTCTTGACCATCACCCCAAGCTACATCCTCATTTCTATGATAAGCCACAGGAACTTGCGTAAACCCATGAGAAACACTACTCACTTCTTCCCAATCTGTACCCAATCCAACTCTGTCTAGTATTTTATCTAAACGACTTATTGTGTTAACTCCTTTTTTGACGTAAGTTTTATATGTTTTATTGTTAATAATATCAACAGTATCAACACTCTTACCATTTATTATAGAATAATATCTACGTGCAAAAGCTTTTAGTGTTACCCCATCATTTTCATAAGTAGGGCATATAGAGTTTCCATCCTTATAAGACCAAACCTTCCATCTTAGCTTACCTTTTTTATCCCTAAAAAAGAAAATCGCAGAATCTCCAACATCCAATGCAGACTTAATGCCTAAATAAATAGCACCATGTATGCCTTTCAATCTTCTGTATTCTTTATATTTTATAAATAAATCATTGTCAGAATCTTTAGTAGCAGTTAATACAGGAGGATTGCCAACCAAGTGAACCGCCTGTCTCATAGAAATCATCTTCTGATATCCAATGGCTACTCTAGCTATTTTTTCCTCTCCTATAACCTTACCATCTTCATTATAGATAATTTTATCTGGATTGATTTTTTTATTATTTATCTTATGACTTCTAGGATCAAACTCAGCAATAAAATCATCCTGAGTAACCTCGCAAACCACTCTTTGAGGAGCAGATATTTCCTTATATGAATTAGCATCCACCTCTTGTGGCTCTTCAAGCCTAGTGGACGAAACTAATTCTCTTACGAAAGGTTTTTTCTTTAAATATTTCGATATATCTACCATACTACAAATATAGTTAAAATAAGGGAGAAGAAAAAATCCCCTCCCCTTATGTTATTTTATAAATCTTTCAACTAATGAAAGACCTATTTTCTTGCTTATCCAAAGTCTCATCATAACAGTTCCCAGTATTTCAGAAACTATAAACTTCAAAACTCCGAAAGATGGAATATAAAAAAAGCAGAAGATTCCTAAAGCAATTGTAATTATTCCAGCGATTGTACTTATTAAATTTTTATACTTCATATTTTGTTATTTTACTCCAGTTAATGTTAAACTTAATGATGTAGGCGTCATAACAGTATTAGCTATATCAGACTTAGCTTTAACACGAATAACGTCTCCATTTCTTAATTCTATGTATTTAGATATTGCCATCAATTCATACGCATTTGGTGTCGAGAAAGTATGAACACTCACACCTCTAGGTGTCATTTCATCGTTTATAAATAAACCATAAGTAAGAACAGCGTTCTTAGAAACCTTAACATCACTAGACCCTGTAAATAAATGAGACACATCATTGCACCCTATGTAGGTTAAATTATCATCAATGACATCAAACCCCACAGGAGTTGGAGATATTACCACAGTTCCATTTATTTCATACCATTCGTTTGCATTATCTAGGTTCGTAAAAGCACCTTCATCTATATCTAGCCCCACGTGAGAGAGTGAGGCTTTAACAAAAAAATCCAGAACAACACCTTCTAATTCATCAAAAGAACTATATAAAGAGTTATTTTCTTTAACTATATTAGACAATTCAGTTTCAGATAAAATGTCATATATTTCAAGAGTTTGTCTATTTTCGTCAAAAATAGGGAAATGAGCTACAGAAGATGGCATTCTTTTGACATTGTTCCTATCAACAACAAGTTTACCATCAGTGTTTAAATAAATTTTTACCATATTTAATTTTGTTTTAAATTTTTATTATATAATACAATGCCATCTCCATCAGACACAACCTTAGATATTCCATCCTGTAAAAAATCATCCAATGAAAACAATTCATCTGCACGCCATTTTAAAGGAAATCCATCATAATGATCGTCTGTTCTTATATCATCATTCCATATGTCTACATCAGTCTTTTTAAAGAAGGAATACACATTATCTTTTAATATATTATCATCAATAACCCCTCCTGACATGTCTACATAATAATCTGAGTTATTTAGAAAAGCAGAAGCTTCTATAATAACATCATTAGACACTAAAGGTAAAGCTACTTCGCCGTTTGGCTTGTTTGGAATAAAAGAATCACCTCTTTTTACACAACCTTTATCTAGCAACCACGTAGACCCTTCTTTCTTGTATTCAATAAATGCATTTGAATTAACTAAGTCCAAAACACTACCATCGGCATAAAACCCATAACCTAGATGAGGAATAGGAACAAACACTGTATCATTGAAGTTAATATCACACACGTTACCATTGAAATAATAAAGCCCATCAGCTCTAGCTCCCACCGTGTTGAATTTCAACTCCCCAAAAAGAGCATTGGTAATATCTCCAATAAAAACATCATTTACATATATTTTAAAAACAGACAAGCTCTCTCTTTCTATTCTCAGTCTATCAGAAACACTTGGTGTCGTAAAAGACACTGAAGCAAATTGATTGTTAGATATGATAAGAAAAGTAGAGCCATTATACCTAATTCCTTGTGTTGCTGAGCTAGATAAAAAATATTGAGTAGTATTCACTGCTGAAAGATCAATAGTTAACTCCATAAACTTTCCCACCGTAAAATCAAAACAATCAGATAAACACGAAATTTCACTATCAATCCCATTAAAACTAGACACAGGAAGTAACACATCAGCATTTCTACCACTAATGCTATCCACCAATAAACTCCCAATTCTCTGAGATAAATTACGAATAGGAACTATAGGAGAAAAAACCACATCTCCAGATTTGTTGTTAAAGAAATAAAACAATAAATCCTCCAATTCAAAAAAGCGCATATAATTTTCCCCATTATTATTAACAATACTAGAGAAGCTAACTTTATTTAAAATATTAGGAATTTCAATAGTTTGCGAATTTTCATCCACAATAGGATAATTCCATAAATAAGAAGGGTATCTTTTTACTCCATATCTATCTATCACTAATCTATTATTGTTATCTAAATAAATTTTTACCATCTTATTAATTTTAAATTATAAATAGCCTAACCCTTTTATTACTGGCTTTCCTTTTTTTCTACCTAAAGTATGAACAACACCATAAGCAAGTGCTTCCAAAAAGTCAGGTGAGTGTCCTAGTATAGACTTCATAGAATTAGATCCATTCTTGGGTAACATCTTAGTTTTACCAGCAGTGTCCATTATCTTAAGAGCCTTCATTTCGTGCATGACTATTTCTCTTAGCGTCAAAGAGCCTCGTTTCCCACAATCAAACTTCTTTTCTAACAAATTAGGTGCTATACTTAATTTATTGTCTTTCATTAAAGAACCAAATTGCCACATTAATTGAGATTTCAGCTTATCGAAACTGTCATCATCAATACATTTAGAGCCTGCATTGATTCCATAAGCTCTCTTATAGTCTTTAAGAATAGCCCCTACGCCTATTTCATCATAATAAATATTATCCTCTCTTATATTGTACCTATTCTTATAAGGCTCTACAAATGACTTAAAAGCTGATGGTGTATCAATTCTTAATTTAGCAACAACATCAATTACATGTAATCCATCCCATATCACAATAACAGCTTGGTCATTACCACCCATTGCAACATCAATAGACATATATTTCTGTCCTGTAGTTTGTTCTACGTTTTCAAAAAACTCTTCTATCTTATCAACAGAAACCATTGCATTACCATTAGTACGGCTTATATTCCAACAACCCAATATGTTACGTTGTCTATCTTCGTCAGTACCCATTGCAATATTTGCTTTATACATTGGGTCGGCGTCTGTTAATTTCTTGTTTTCTGACAAAGAACCTTCTATAAATACAAAATCTTTTATAAGCTGATCTGTTGTAGTCCATTCTTCTTCTACAACACCTTCGTTCATTTTTAAAAGAAGCCCATCCATAATGCCTTTACATTTGTGGTAAACTTCATCTTTAGAATTTCCCCAAACAACATCATCTACAGACTCTCCGTTTAAAAAGAAGTATCTAGTAACACCATCTCTTTCTGGAATAACATAACCATCGTCGTCCAAATACCAATCTACCCATTTCCTTAACCACGTATCACATGATGGATTACAACTTCCCAAAAACCTATTTCGCAACCCTTGTGAATTACGATTAGATTCCAAAAGTTTCTTTACTGTTGTAAATCTTATTTGGTCAATCTCATCAATAGCTATAAAAGGCATTTCAAGCCCCTTAAATCTCGACTCTATTATTTTAGTCGACTCATTATTTAATTGAGAGAAATTTATTTGAGATCCTGATGGAAATATAAATTTCTTACCAGAAAATCGCTCCTCCCCACCTAAACATGGGAATAGTATTTTAGCCTTATCCCACAACCCTCCGTTTTGCATAATATCATCTTCATTCTTCCTGAATATTGTACCAGTGAATTTAGGATTATGCACATCATATAGAGGATCTAACATCATTGCGTAAGATTTTCCCCCTCCTCGAGTCGATTCCCACCGAAGATTATGAAAGAGGCTTTTGCGGTCAACACCTTCTCTTGCATTCCCTTCTGTGGGGCATTGTCGTTGGGTTTTAATATGTTATCATCTAAATCTTTTCTTGTTAGCATATTTATGAATAAAAAAAGAGAAGTAGCTTTATGCCACCTCTCTTTAGGTTAATATTATTCCGTAAAGATACAAAAAAAGCATGAGTCTTACAAACACACCTTTATACTGTCAAACTCTTACCACTATACTTCTTGTAAAGCACTTTTTTAACTTCTGAATTATCTTCTAAAACATCAAATAATTTAATATAATCATCAAGAACACTCTCTCTAACCATTAACATATCATTATTCATATCTAGCTTTTTAATCATCTTGGGAAAACCAAAAGCGTTTGAAACAGCCTTATTAACAACAGTATTTGCTTTAATATAACTAATCTTTTCTTGCTTAAAGTCTTCTGGAAGCAAATGCTGTAACTGCTCCATACAATTCAACTGATGCTTTTTATCCCCAATTTTAAATGCTATATCTTTTAGGAGTTTTTCTATGCGTATAAAATATAGCCTATACTCCCTTCCTTTGTCGTTATTCTGCAACATTGCAATTTGCTTAGCACAATCTAAAGTTAAAGCATACTCTATCTTTGCAACTGTCTGATTATCAGACTCGCTAAATATAGCGTCACCTTTATAATTAAACTTAACAACTGTGTAATCAATATCTTTGATGAACCCATAATTTATCATCCTTTTTATCCAGTGAGAAAAATCTTCACCAATCTGACCACCTTTTGCCTCTTTTACTACACCACGATGTAAATCCCTAGCATTAACAACTTCATTGCCATTTTCATTCTTAACAACCTTAATTAATTCTTTCATTCTATAAATTTAGTTAATAATAAACAAAGATAACAAAAACAAACAAGAAAACAAGAAAAACCCCACAAGAATTAACTTGCAGGGTAAAAAGATATGAAATGTAATTATACGGATTCCCCTACCGTACTCTCCACTAAAGTTTTAAATTCGCAAGACGTGGCTTTCCTTTAACTTGAAAGGGATTATTGTGTTAAAAAATTCCCCAAGTGTACATCATCGAGAGGTATGAGGAATGTATTACCAGTGTGCCAGAACGCAACATCGAATTATCTTCTGCGAATTACCTGACACTAGGGGTGAAAAATCGGATTCGAACCGACATCCTTCTGACTCACAATCAGACGCTTTAAACCAATTAAGCTATAATCACCATGTGTACCCCACCTAGTGTTCAAACCTAGACTCTTTCAGTTCGTAGCTGAATGCTTTATTCAGTTAAGCTAATGGGGTATTTAGATGCTCCTAAAGGACTCGAACCTTTACTACCAACGTCAAAGATTGGTGTGCTAACCATTACACTAAGGAGCAATTTACTAGTCTTTCCTAGTAGTCAATGTTCGCATATCTTCCTACGGCATAAACACAGCTTCCGTATATATCGCCCAACTCGTCAGTTTAGGATTAAGTCTGCGCCCAACTAAGTAGATGTCTCCTATGATTCATCCGACAGACAGGAGTGACAAGTATTTACAAATACAAGCCTTTTTGACCTCCTCTTCACACTACAAATATAAGAAAATTATCTAGAACCACCAAACACACATCTAACCGAAGGCAAATAATGTGTAACATAAGTTGGATTTCCTAATATGTCTACTCCTGTGCAATATTCTATTTTTATCATGTTTTTCTATTTTAAACCCCACCATTACAGTGGGGTGTATTATAATTACAAATTCATATATTCCAAAAACGGCAAAGTTCCATTTTCAAGCACTAAACCACAACAAACATGAGGTTTATTAAAATGTTTAGCATAGGCGGCAGCATAGCTAGTTTTATCTAAACCAGAACCAACCTGAAGTGCAAAAATTTTATAATTCATACCTACTAAATACTCTACATATCCTTCTGAATGATAATGACCTTGAACAACACTTATTAAATCAGCTTTTGCTCTTTGTCTCGCTTTTCTACCGACTCCATGAGTGTAAAGAACATCGTCTATGATAAAATCTTCTGAATATTCCCAGTTTGGGGTGTCTAACACTTCTCCTATTGTCTTTACCCATCCCTTAGAAACACCACTAGTCATAGCCTTTCTGCTCGGTATAACATCATGGTTACCAATACACACCTTAGCATTAGGAAAAGTTTCATACCATTCACGAATCTGACTTTTAGCAAGAGCTAGCTCCATAGCTGCACTATGACCATCTGGATCTGTTTCGTGATAACTACTATAATGATTATCTATCAGGTCACCTATGAAAACAACCTCATTACAAGAGTGTTTTATATACATTTTCTTACAAAATTCAAGATAACCTGACAATGTAAAAGGAGCATGCAAATCCCCAATAACAAGAATATTTCTGTCTTTCTTTTTGTTTGATTTTACTTCTTTTCGAATCGACTTAACCTCCTCTTTTCTTAAAACAGAAGAAATTAAGTCTCTATTATCTTTTATAGCTACAAGTATTCTTGCATCTGTTTCACTAACTCCAATCTTCTTAGCTAAAGAACCACGACCTATGTTAGGCATAGATAAAGTTTGCTTTAATTCATATTCAGTCATTTTCATATAAAATATCTTTTAAAATTTGATTATAAGTTTCTTCTTCTGACAAATTAGCAGTATTAATACTGAAATCAAAAAGGGTTTTTAAAGCTCTTTCTTTTTCAGCCTCTTCTAGTCTAATATCTATATTATTACGACCTGAATTTAATAGTCTATCATATAAAACATCATCGTCACAATCTATAAAAATTAATTTACTATTAATAACATTTCTAATCTGTAGTGCAATTTTAGCAGTAAGAATCACAACTCTATTAGTTTTGTCATAATCAGATTTTAGAGTTCCATAATAATTATCTGCAAACACATCATATTCTAGCATGGCTGGAGCTAATCTTTCAAACTCATCTGTACTTATGAAATGATAGTCCCTACCATTTACTTCCCCTTCTCTCGGTTGTCTTGTAGTGTAACTTACTATAGGCTTTAATCCTAATCCACTTTTAAGTTTTTTAACTAAAGTATCTTTTCCTGAGCAAGTTACACCACTTATAACTACAAGTTCTTTAATAATAGATTTCTCCATTTATTGTTTAATTTAGTGTATAATTCAGCATTATCTGTTTTATCCCAAGTGAAAGCGTTTAACATGTAGTTTGAAGGACTTTCGCCATCTACTAGTTTAGTTATACTACCGTAGACATTAGAAGCCATCATATCGTCTGTAAACAGTTTTAAGGCATCATTTTTCTTTAAGAAAGTTCTAAATCCTCTATCAAGAAACTTGCGTCTATACCTGTCAGAAATACCTTGATTTTTGATTTCAGCCTCTAGTTCTGGGGTTGCTGTAAGGTATTGAACTTTCTTACCAGTACTACCAGATGTCAAGTCGTCAATTCTCACTGCAACATCATTCTCTAAAATAGCTACCGTTCTTACTAGCGATTTGATTTTTAATTCTGTCAAGAAACCTAATTCTCCTACTCTCATAAATAAGCTATCACCTTCTACTAATTCTTTCTTCATATCTTTTATCTTTTTTTTTGATTACCCTACAAATATAGGAACTTGTTTTTAATCTACCAAATTTTTAGATGGTTATTTTTAAAAAATCTTCTTCTGTTAGTTTTTCTTTACCCTCTATGAATATCTAAAATCCTAGTTTCCCTGTTTAATCTTTTATTTATTTTCATATCTTTCTTTTAATAACCAGCAATAATATCTAATATATCATGCTCTATACGTGTCAACATGCAAAGCTTACCATTTTCTCCATCAGTAGGATAATACTCTCCAATTATGCGATGTCTTTGTTCTTTATTATAAAAATCCATAAAATAACAACATCTATCAAGTTCAGGTCTAACATATTCAATTTCAACTTTTGATATGTTGTGACTATTAAATAAATCCCTAATTCTCTTTTTCATATCTTTTTTTTAATTATACCACAATATAGAAAACATTTTTCATTCCACCAAATTTTTACGCAACTTTATTATAACATCTCCAATATCATCACCATCTTCAGTAGGAATTTCATAAGATTCCCACCACTTAATAGCTCCTTTTTCTAGCCACCTAAAACCAGCATCATCTTTATCTCCTAATAAAACAGAGCCTTCTGGAGCTTTAAATAAGCAAGAAGAGCCGCCAAGACCTAAACATAATTTACGATACATAAGAAAAAATAACAAAGCAGATTTCTCAGATTCAACACAATAAACCTTTTCGCTAGAGTATTTTTTCAATAAATGCTCTCCAAAAGCAGGTGTTGCAGTAAACCCATATTTAGTCTTATAAACTCTTTTTGGAGGATTGACCATAATTTCTCGTCCATCCTCATTTATTGTCATTCTTTTATCTCTCTTGCCAGTATAAAGAATATAAGGCATTTCTTTATCATGCCCTATTTGACCTTCTTTATTTATGCACCAGAATACTGGATTATCGCCACGAGATCCAACCTTATATAAATCATAAGCTTCTTTTACTCTTGACTCAGGGAATATTGTGCAAAGGAACTTAAAGAGGTTATCTGAGTATTTGTGTAATGTTTTATTCATACAACTATTATAAACATAAGTTGCAGGTGGTTCTATAAAAGCAGGAGTAACATAGTGAGAATCAGTCTCAGAACGTAAGAAATTACCTACCTGTAAATCTGTCATACCACGATCTGAAAGCATCTGCCAAATATCAATAGCTGGTGAACCTTGTTCTACTACTATGATTTTCCCACCTTTCATATAGGCTGTAGTTTTATCCCAACGTCTATGAGGAGTGCCATCGATATAACTTGCTGAATGCCATTTTCTACCTTTTCTCTTAAAAGGAAGTCCAGTAACCTTGTCTAATCTGTCAAATATTGAGTAATAATTTATATCTTTCATTCTTTTATACATTTACCAGTAATCTTATCAACTCTTAAACCAACACTAACATAAGGTTTACGAAGAGAAGCTCTTCTTCTAGTTCTGTTAAAGCCTCTGTACGGACAATAAACCAACTGTTCATTAGTTACAATGCCATCTATTATTAAAGAACAGAACAATATATCATCTTTAGAATAATCTAAGTTGCTTTGGACTATTATGTGACAATTTTCTACGTCTAGTAATTTTCTTACAGGTGCTTTTGGAGGCTTTGGGGCTTTGTATCTTCTCATATTCAAATATATTTTCTGGGTAATCTTTTGGATTTATATCAGTTTCTATTATTTCATTTGTTTTCGTTGACACCAAATCCACAGTATTTAAGATTGTTTTCTGCTTGTAAACTAACATCTTCACCCTCCTCTCTGACTATTTGTTTATCTACATATTCTTTCATGGAAGCTATTAATTCTCTGAAAGAACAATTTTTTGTGTAGGAAAGCTTTCCTTGTATGAGAACTTTCCTACCATCTTTTATAAGACCGCATTCCCAGTCTTGTTTTGTATCTATTGTATTTTCCATACCACAATGATATGAAACTTATTTTAGTTTACCAAACTTTTTGGGGATTATTTTGGTCGTGAAAATATTCGTTTACACAATATCTCTCTGCCATATAGAGTAAATCTTCATTATCTTCAAATTTATCATTTTGACTACTTATAAGAACATAGAACAATGCTTTCTTCTTATCGAAAGAAACAATACCATAATAATCCTTACTAATTAAAAACACATCCCCCTCATATATCTCAACACCGTTCTTGTCTTTAAATCCTGTGTATTGACATAATGTATTTGGAATAATTCTTGTAAGATTAAATGTATCTTTGTTGTCAAAACCATCCTCCAAATCAGAAGAGGATTGGGCTATGAAATCATAAACATCAGTATGAACATAACTACCTTTTATCCAATCTTTACTACCAAATTTCTTAGCCTTAAACTTAATTTCTCTTTTCATATATTTCCTTTTTAAATTATTTCCTACGCCACTTATCAGAACCATAAATATTATCCATAACAATAAAGCAATACAAACAGTCTGAAATCCATCTACTTTCTTCTAACCTACTAAGATAATACTTAATCTTTCTAATGTCAGAACGACCGCCTTTATGTAATATTGATATGTAAAAGTTTCTTCTAACAAAATTCATCTGCTCTATATTTACAACTCTTGTCATATACTTGACACAATTGTAATGACAGAAATGTGAACTCTTTTCTAAACTCTGAGCTATTATGTCATTATCTGGTGATCCGTACTTTGTTTTATCTGTTTGTTTTTGTCTCATCTTTTCTTATTTTAAAGCCATCTAAGTAACTCAAATCTTCTCGGAATGTAATTACACCTATTCTTGGAGATAATCGCTTAGATTGGCTGATTTATACCTTATTTCTTGATGTAGTAACTATTTCTCTGAGCAC